GAGGATGCACAGAAAGTGCAGCCCTTGTTCACGGCAGCAGGCGCAACGCAGGGTGCCGTTGGAGTAATGGGTCAAACAGGTCAGTCGCTGGTTACGGCTGAACGCCTTCTTCCGTTCGTTGGAGCATGCGCGGCACTGCCAGAAGTAGACACCGTCACGGTGCGTGAAGTACGCCGTCAGCGGCTTGCTTTGCTTGCACCGCGAACAGATGCGCTCCTCGGCCTCGGACACGGTGGGCGGTGGGTTCAGCCGGTGACGTTCCCGCCAATCGCGCATATGGCGACGACGGCACTCCGCACACTGACCGCGTCCGTCGCGTTCCTCCGCACCGCACGCCTTGCACGGCAAGACGGCGGCTTCCGTCCGTTTGCGTTCCTCATAGGCACGCTTACGTCGGATGTAGCACGGGCGACAGTTGCCGTTCTTGTAGCGGTCGGTGCCGCCGCACGTTGGGCAGGGTCTGGTACTCTGTTCTTGCATCACGGGTCATCCTCCTGTGGTGCCACGCTCCCGGCTGTTACGACCAGCGCGGGAGCCTTTGTCTACCCTGACATACGCTAGGAAGGTGACCCGTGGTTGCACGTGCCAACGAAGGTCTTGGCGGTCTATTACAGGGCAATGCCAGCCAGTGGCGGGCCTACCTGTCGGGGCTGATGCGGCAGCAGGGCATCGACCCGTCACGCAACATCTACGCGGCGCAGATCCTGCAACGCGCTCCTGAGGCGCAATGGTTGGGCCAGGCGGCCAACGTCCAGGACACGGGCATGGAGGACTTCGCCAGGCAGTGGATCAATGCGCGTTTCAACGGCGGTGGCAACTACGGCGGTGTCGACCTGTCGCGCCAGGGCACGACCGCCTACCTCCAGGGTGCGCTCGCCAACAACGACCCCAACAGCCTGCAATATCAGATGTTCAACAGCGGCGACCCCGAGGCCGACTACGCCAACCTGGGGAGCGCGATGGGCATCATGCAGGGCGGCTACAGCCCGATGGCGCGGGCAGCCAGCCAGCGCACGCTGGGCAACTGGTACGAGCGTGCGCTGAGCCAGATGCAGGCAGCGGGACCGGGCACGCCGACCAACCTGCTCAACTACTACTTCAACCGCCAGGATGCGGGGCCGGGCACCCCGGCCGGGGCCGCGCCGCTCGCGCCCGTGCCGCCAGGACAGGCGGGTCAGGCCGCAGCGGCAGGGCAACCCGGTGCCGTGTCAGCGACGCAGTCGGCGCTCAACCCGTCGGCCGTCAACCCCAACCCGTCGACGGTCCAGGCCAACACCACCGCCTACGCCCGACCGGCCGGGGCGGGCACCAACCCGACCGCCTACGGCATCAGCGCGGCGGGGCCGCAGGGCAGCCTGACGCCACCCCTCACCAACGCCAACAGCGTGGGCGGTGCGCTCAACCCCAACCTGAGCAGTTTCATCTCTGCCCCCGGCGTTGCGAACGCCTGGACCCCGCTGGCTGGCACCGTCGCGACACCGGGCGGCAATCCCTACGCCAACCCACAGGGCGTGCAGCAACCTGGGCAACCGGGACAACCGGGGCAGCCGGGCGCGATCACCTCGTGGTCGCAACTGCTCGACAAGTACAAGGGCCAGCAGCAGAACTGGGGCACACGCGGGTTCCGTCCAGAGCAAGAGGCGTTCAACATTGGTGGTATCGCCTACAACCCGCAGGCCGATCAGGTCAACGGCTGGAACAACATGAGCGGTCAGGGGCGGGTGACCAATAGAGGGAACTTCATGGGGCAGTTCCTCTACTACCTCAACCTGCTCCGCAATCAACGCGATGGCACGGGCAACGCCGCGCTCGGCATCACCAGGGCCACGACCGACGATCAACTGGCCCGTATCGCGGCGCAGCGCATGGGCAAGAACGCCATCGGGTCAACGGGGATGACAGGCTACTAGTGGTCGACCGCTTTCGTGACTTCTTCGATAACGCGCTGCTCAGGGCGCGACCACCGGGTGGCGACCCCACCGCCACCAGCTTCGCCATCCCTCAGATGCAGCCTATGCCCTACCCCATCGCCCAGCCCATGCCGTTCATGCCGCAGTTGCCCAGCACGCTGGGCGGTATGGGCGGGTTCGGCGGCATGCCCTACGCCGCGTCGAACCTGGGGCCACCGCTGTCCGTCATGGGACGGAAGGGCCAGGCCACGGCTGGTGCCGACCTGGGGCCGTCGCTGAACCAGATCCAGCAGCAGAGGAAGACAGGCACGCCAGGGACGACGACCACCACCGGGTCAGGGGCGGCGGGCGGGAGCGCGTCAGCGGTGGCCGCTTCCGGCCCTCCACCCACCCATACCGGGGCCACGCCCGTTGGCACCCGCGCCACCGTGTTGCGCTGGCTGCCGCAGATCACCGAGATGGCACGCAAGTACGATGTGCCGCCCGAGTTGATCATGGCGGTCATGCACAACGAGAGCGGCGGCGACCCCAAGGCCCAGTCGCCCTACAACCCCGGTCAGGGCTATGCGCGTGGGCTTCTTCAAGTTATGCCGTTTCACTTCCAGGCGGGTGAAGACCCGTTCGACGTCATGACCAATCTCGACAAAGGGGTCAAGTTACTGGCCTCGGGCTACCACAAATACGGCCGTTCACCCGATCACGCGATGGCGACCCACTTCGGCGGGCCTGGTGCCATCGACAGCAACGGCAACATCCGCACCAACTTGAGCGACGTCAACATCTCCATCGGCAACTATGTCAACAACAAGTTCCGGCCCGCCTACGCCGCCTACAGCAACTACATGCGTGGGCTGAGCACGTCGGGCCTGCGCGACACGACCGCCACCCAGCCAGCCCCACAAGCCGCCAATGGCCCCGCCGACCTGGCCGACCTGTGGGGCTGGCTGGGCGGCAGTCGCCAGCCGGTGACCGGCCGCTTCGGTGAGCAGGATGGTCCCTATCCCGGCACGGGACACAGGGGCATGGATATCGGCGCACCGCTGGGCACGGCGCTGACCAGCCCCATTGCTGGCACCGTCATCGCGGCGGGTGATGTGGGTGGCGGTTATGGCAATCAGGTGCGGATCCAGACCGCCTACGGCAGCGTGCTGCTGGGCCACCTGGGCAGCGTCAACGTCCAGCGCGGGCAGCAGATCGCGGTGGGTACGCCGCTGGGTGTGACGGGCAGCACGGGTAAGTCGACCGGTCCCCACCTTCACTTTGAGTTGCGCGACCCCAACGACAACGCCATTGACCCGGCGCGGTACTACAGGTGGTGAGCTAGATGGTGCAGCAGATCCTTGAGGCGTTGCGTGGCACGCTGCCCAGCGGCGAGGACGTGCTGGAAACCTACCGCCCGATCATCCCGCCCGAACTCTACAACGCCATCAAGTTCCGTGCGCCAGAGAGCCTGCTCAACCCGAAGACGTGGCTGGAGACACGCGACCAGTTGGAGAGCCCGTGGCAGCGTGCCACCTACGGCACGGCGGCGGGGGTGCCCGAGGTGGCGCTGAACCTGAGCGGCGTGGCGGGGCGTGAGTTCGGGCAACCGTTGCTCGGTCTGGGCGCGGCGGCGTACACGGGCGTGCAACGTGCGGCCGAGAGCCTGCTGCCACCACAGGTGACCGAGGCGCGACGCATGCTGGCCGATTCGACGCTGGCGAAGACGGGCCTGCTTGGCCCGCTGGGCGATCAGGTTGATCGTGAGACGCCCCTGCCCAGCCTCACCCGCGAGAGCCTGCGCGAGTTCGGGCGTGCTGCGGCGCATGCCAAGGCGGGTGGCGTGGGCGAGTTCGCCTTTGAATCAGCCGCCGACCCGATGAACTACCTGCCCATCGGCCGACTGGGTAAGGTGGCGCAGGAGACGGGGCTGGCGCTCAAGGGTCAGGGTGGAGCACGGGCGCTGCTGGGTGGGCTGTTGGAGCACGCGGGCCAGACGGGGCAGGGCTATCAAGAGGCGACCGACATGATCGGGCCGCTCATCAAGCAGGGGGTGGGTGGCGGTCTGCGCGGCGCGGTGTCGCTGGGCGGGCGCATCCCAGGCGTCGAACCCGCCGTCGAGCATCTGTTCTCGCCGTCGGCCCGCTCCAACGTCAACAAACTGGTGCAGAACGTTGGGCGCAGCCTGGAGTCGGTGGTGGCGGCGCTGCCCGACCGTGTTACCGATGCGGGCGAGAAGATCGCTGGCACCTACCGCCAGATCGTCGAGCCGCTGGGCATGGCCCTGCCCGAGGGGCAGCGCATGTGGCCCAACCTGCAACAGTTCTGGACGGCCATCGAGGACAGCACGATGGCGCTCGACGGCTGGCAGCGCAAGACGGCGGCGCTGTCGTTGCTCAAGAAGGTCCACCTGGACAAAGACCTGATTGACGCGGCGGGCGCGGCCGAACGTACTGCCGCCAGGAAGCAGACGCTGCTGGGTGAGGCCGACCCGAACTACATGTACCCCGACGAGTTCGATGCCTTCAAGCGCGTCAGCTACAAGCGTCAGGGCGACAGCCAGCGTGCCCTGCAAATCAGCACCCAGGAGCACCTGGACGCGCTCCGCGATGACATCACCATCCCCGGTGCCGACGGCAGCGCCCATGACGAGCAGATCAGCCGCCTGGTCGACACCACCGTCGAGCAGATGCGGCAGGATGTGTTCAGGAAGCGCAACCTCGCCCAGGTGGCGGGCGAGGTGCTCCTGCCTGGCAACGAGGACGAGTTCGACGAACTGGCCGGGGCGATGGATACCTTCTACCGCCAGGGTCGCGCCGCCGCCATCAACACGGCGGCACGCGGCGTGGATGAGATCGCTGGCCTGCTGCCTGGTGGCCTGCCCGAGGCCACGGGCAAGCTGATCGACGGCACCATCCACGGCTACATGTCGAGCACGGCCGACCTGATGAAGCAGGTCGGGCCGCTGGAAGATCGACTGTCGTCGATGGCGGTGTCGGAGCAGGGGAAGCGCGTGCTGGTCGACCAGGAGGTGGCGCTGCGTGCCGCCGACCGCAAGACGCAGGCGCTCTACTACAACGTGACGCGCACCGCCACGCCCATCCTGCGTCAGGCGCTGGCCGACAACCTGCTGCCGATGCTGGACGAGGGGGCCGAGGCCAGCGTCAGTCACTATCTGCGTGACAGTTTCACGGCCGTGCAGGCGATGCAGGACATCAAGGCCAAGCGGCTGGCGTCGGGACTGCCGGGCGATCAGGCGGGCATGCAGAAGGTCATCACCACCTTGCAGAAAACCATCGGTGACGGCGACATCCTGCAAGACGGCGACTGGTTGCAACTGAGCATGCGGAACTTCCGCAACGCCGTCGCCCCTGGCATGGGTGTCAGCACGCCGCCGCCGTGGCTGACCTGGCCCGCTGGCGTGCTCAACATGTGGAAGGGCACGGCGCTGCTCAGCCCGCGCTTCCAGTTCGCCAACCTGGCCTTCGGCCTGTTCAGTGGTGATCGCGAGGGCGTGGCGGCGGGTGAGGTGGTCAAGCACCTGGGTCGCAACCTGTCCAGTCTCAACCAGCAGATCCTGGACATGTACGCGCAGCAGCACGGCACGACGGCGGCGGGTATGGGCAACCGGCAGACGGTGCAGGCGTACCTCGCCGCCATCATGGACCGGCCCGACTTCAAACCCACCGTGGCGAAGGACAGCGCACGGTTGCAGTGGGGGCTGGGGCGCAGGCAGGGTGACGCTGCCCTCTTCCCAGGCGGTGACGCCGGGTCGAGTGTCGACACCAACTTTCGCGGTGTGCCGATCAGCGGGCTGAAGGCGCAGGGTATCTGGGCTGGCGCGATGGGGGTGGGCGGCGCGACGGGTGGAGCCATCCTGCCCGCCGAGGACGACGAGCAACGGCGCGAGCAGATCATGCGCGGTGCGATCACGGGCGCGGCGTTTGGTGTCGCCACGCCGTCGCTGCTGTGGGCCAACAAGTTGCTCAACCGCGCCTCGGAAGAGGCGATGCGGAAGACGGCCATCCACACCGGGATGAAGCGGCACATGGTCGGGGCGCACGAGGAGATGCTGGCTGGCATCCCTGCTGCTCAGGGGACCAAGGTGGCGACGGACGTGCGCGACGTGACACGCGGTGGCGTGCCGGTCGAGAGCATCGAGCATGTGACGGGGCTGCCCGTGGCCGAGGTCGTGCCAACCGGCACGTCGCCGGGGGCGCGTGGCAGTACGCCGTGGGCGGTTCGCATGACGGCTGATATGTCGATGGGCGAGGCGGCGCGTATCGCGGCCGAACGTGCCGCGACGGAGCAGGCGCGACGCCAGTTCGCCACCCACGGTCAGGTCCAGACGGTGCTCGATGCGTTTCGTGACGAACTCCGCGCCACGCACGGCCCCGACATTCTGAGTAACCAGTTCCAGTTGCCGGGTGAGGATGCCGAACGGCTGGCCCTGCTGGAAGAGGCGGTCGTGCGACTGAAGAAGGCACAGTCGCTGACGCCGCGCATGCAGGAGGTGCTGGCCGACCTCGCGCCGCTGGAGGATATCAGCCAGTTCCCGGTTGACGTCAGCGCACCGACGGGCATGATGCTTCAGGGTGACGTGCCGGAAGGGGCGCTCTGGAAGCTTCAGACCTGGCTCCAGTCCCGCGTGCAGACTGAGGGTGAACTGGCGGGCATCATGCTCGTCGCCCCCAGAGAGATCGCTGAGCACGCGGTGGGGCTGGGTATTGACGAGCGCACGGCCGCGAGCCTGGGCGGGCAGTGGGACGCCATCATTCGTGAGGGCGAGGCGGCGGGCATGGGCCTGTCCAACCAGATCCACGGCGACTACGGCGACGTCAACGTCATGACCGAGTGGCTGCGCGGCACGGGCGTCTTCCCGTTCATGACCTTCGCCGTCAAGCAAGCGCCCAACATGCTGACCTGGCTCATTCAAGACCCGCGCCTGGTGATCGCCATCGACCGGCTCAACAACCTGAGTGAGCAGGAGATCAGCGAGGCGGGCCTGCCGCCCAAGTTCGAACGCCTGGCGAGCACCGGCATCCTGGGTGACGCCATCGCTGGCTTCATGATGGGCCGACCCGACGCCACGCTGATGGCGAACGTGGCGGGCCTCATCAACCCCTACGCCGAGATCGGACGTGGTGTCAATCAGGTTGCGCCAGCACCCGACCGGCGACCGGCCGGGTTGCAGCAGGCCAGCGACGTGCTGAGCGGGCTGGGCCTGGGTCTCGGCCCCGTGCCGTCGTTGGCGGGCCGGGTCACGGGTCTGCTGGAAGACTTCGGCGGGCCACAACTGCGGACCAGCAGCTACATCGAGGCGCTGTCGGGCGCGGGGGGTGGGCCGCAGGTCAACCCAGAGCAGGTGCCGATTGAGATCATTCGCGCCCTGCGCGGCGGTATCACGGGTGAACGCCAGGACACCCTGACCGGCAGCAGCACCAAGGACTACGCTGTACGCCAGCGCATTGCTGAGATGGCCTACGAGAAGACGGGCAAGCCGCCGTCGCAGGCCAGGGGCGACTGGCTGGAAGCGATGGACGACCCGAGTAGCCCGATCTGGAAGCAGGCGCTGCGCCAGGTGGAGCGTCAGCGTGCTGGTCAGACGCTGGTGTCGAGCACGCTGCCGTTCAGGACCAAACTGCTCAGCGACACGGAGCGCACGGTGACGGAGGCACGGACGCGAGCGGGCACCAGCGCGGCGCAACTGGCGGCGCTGCCCAAGGGCACGGCCGAGGAGAAGGCGGCGTCGGCGGTTGAACTGTCGCGCCGGTTCAAGGCGGCGTCGACGCAGAACCCGACGGCGCTGGTGATGAGCAACCTGGGTGGCACCGACGAGCAGACGGGCGGGCGCATGTACAGCGCCTACCTGACCAAGCAGAAGTCGTGGAAGGGCATGAGCAAGCAGCGGCACGACGCTGAGCGCAAAGCCTACATCCAGGCGCGACCGCCGTTGGGCCGGTATCTGGCAGCGCACGGGTATTTCTAGTTGTGCAATGGACGTGGTGTGCAGTAGGCTAGAGCGAGGAGGACGGCATGGTCGAGCAAGCTGGTGGACCACAGCCCCTGGATTGGGGTGGTGAGGGTGCAGGCACGGGGCCGTCGCAGTCGGTCCCGTCCGAGGGGTATACCCCTCCCGCGCCCGAGGCACCCCAGGAGCAGCAGGCGCTTGAGACGCCATCCTCGTCTCAGCCTGCGGCTCCCCCCTCCACCTTCTGGCAGCACGGCGACCCGCTGCCGTGGCAGGGCAGCGCCGACGCCCCGGCCCTGCCACCCTCGGCACCGCCACCGCAGGTGGATATCCAGCAACTGCACCCCGCCACCGTCGCCGCCAACGAACGCGCCATCGTGGCCCACTACAGCGCCCTGATCGGCCAGGCCCAGGACCAGGGTCAGCAGCAAGCCATCGACTATCAGTACCGGTTGGCGTTGAAAGAGTACCGCCTCAACGTGGCCGAACAGATGCAGCAGGTCAAGGCGTATCAGGCCGAACAGCAGCAGCAGCAGATCATGGTCAACATGGTGCCTGCCCTGCGCGAGATGCACGCCGACGAACTGGCACGCAAGACGGGCGTGCCGCGTGACCTGCTGATGCACGACTACTTTACGAAACAGCCGTTATGGAATCATGCGGCGATGGAGCGGCAGGCCCAGTTCCTGGCCCAGATGGGCCACGCTCAGCGCGTCCAGGACCGTGGCGGTCGCGATGCGGGGGTGGCCTCGACCGGTCAAGCCGCCAGTGACCCAGGTGACGTGTCGCGCATGTCGAGCGAACAGTTCTCCAAGTTCCGCGAACAGGTCCGTAAAAGCGGCGGTCGATTGTTGAACCGCGTATCCTGACCCGTGTCGCAGGACCACCGCCCTGCCCGTTCTCATTCCCGCCGTCGTGTGACGCGGGGCGTGTGTACAGGGAGGGTTGTCATGGCTGTTGCCGCACCGCAGGTCACAACGTCAGTCGAAGAGCGCAAGAACGTCAAGTCGTACTGGGACCGTGGGCTGCTCGAACGCGCCCACCCGTTGCTGGTCCACACCGACTTCGGCAACAAAGAGGGCGTGCCGAGGGGCTACGACGCCAGCAACCCCGGCGTCGTCGATGCCTACGAGTGGATGCGACCCGAGGCCATCCCCGTCAACCAGATCTGGACGGCAGCCAATGCGGCGCAGCGGCCCGAGGCGCTGTACTCGGCCGAGACGCTCGCCAACCACGTCCTCAATCTGGGCGGCTACCAAATCAGCCAGGGGCTGGACCCGACCTCGTCTGACGCGCAGCCCGTGGCGAAGAAGATCGCCATCACCCTGGTTTCGGCGACGCCGCAGGAGTACGGTGCCTACTACATCGGCAGCGCCCGCCTGGCGCGGTCGGGCCTGCACAACTTCCGCGAGATGGTGACCGACATCCTGGGCCAGAACATGGGCGAGGTGCTGGATATCATCACGCGCAACCAGTTGTACGGCAACTTCTCGGTCATCTACGCCGGGGCCGCGACGAGCATCGACACGGTGGCGGCGGGCATGAAGCTCGGCTTCCAGGAGATCGTCGAGGCGGTGGCGCTGCTGAAGAGCGTGACCGCGCCGTACCAGCGCAACGGCCACTACGTCGCCATCATCGGCCCCAGCACCTGGGGGTCGATCATGCTCGACGCGCAGTTCCAGCAGACGGTCATCTTCGGCCAGAAGAACACGATGTTCGAAGGCAAGCTGGACAAGGGCGTCGTGCCGTGGGTCGGCGTCGAGTTCTACGAGAGCCCGTTCTCGTTCCATATGGCGGGGGCGCTGACCGAGGTGCATTCAACGTTCGTTTTTGCGCGTGACGCATACGGCGTTGTGGACCTTGAGGGGATTGGGTCAAAAAACATCTTCCACGATGTTGGTTCAGCAGGATCCCAAGACCCACTGAACCAACGCTGGACACAAGGTTGGAAGGGTTCGCATGTAGCCAAGGCGCTTGATAGTACACGAGGCGTAGAAATCAGGCATGCCGTCGCTATATAGGTTTTTCGAGGGTTGGGGTTGGTGGACTCAGGTCTGGAAGCCCCTGCCAGACCTTCCGTGTCACGATGTCGGAGATGGTTGCCGGGTTGGACGAGAACCACCGCGAGAGATCGGCGTAGGTCACATGACGCTCGGCGTGCAAGAACCGAATAACCTGAGCGTCAATCGCTCTGAGCCAGAGATCTGGCGGCACCGAACGACGGCCACCCCACGGCGCGTCGGGGTTCTGCCACGCGGCACGACCGGCTGCTTTCATCTCCTCGATGTTCTCCAGATGGGTGCCGAGGTGCAGATGGCTGGGCCTGACGCAGGCGGGCCTGTGGCAGTCGTGCAGCACGAACAGACCGGGCGGCACCGGACTGTTGAACCATTCATACGACAGGACGTGAGCGCGACCGGGACGACCGTTGAACCGAAACTGCCCGTAGACGTTGGGGCCGCGCCATTCGCCCGTGTCTCGGGCGTAGGTCATGAACAGCCAACAGCCGTCGGGGTCGTCGGACTTCTGAACCCGCGCCCAGAAATCAGCCACGGTGTTACGATGCGATGGCATGGGAGCTACGACCTTTCATGCAACGACGGCCGGGTGGTTACACGCCCGGTCGTCCCTATTCACCTGCTAGGAGTATAGCCTATGGCGACCCCGTCAGCCCCTGAGAAGGTGAACCACAAGGCAGGACCAGACGAACTGCAAGCCGCCGTGGCCCCGGCCGTCCACGACCTGATGGACGACCTGAGCCAGACGACCGCGCCCGAGGTGCGCGAGGCCGTGGTCGAGGCCGTGGCGGCTGATGTCACGCCAGGACACATCGGTGACGCGCCGCTGGACATGAGCCGCCTGGTGGCCCAGGCGATTGCCGAGGTCTACCGCCAGGCGGGTCTGTCACCACCCGACGCCGCCGCGCTGGAAGCCGCCGCGCTCTCCCACGGCGTGGGCGTCTCCGGTCCCATCCCAGGTCATCCCGACCAGTCGATGCCGCTGACAACCGACGAGGTCAAGGAACGGGTGAACAAGGCCAGGATGTGGGAGCGCCAGATCTTGAGCCACCCGTCGGAGAAGAAGCAACGCACCATCGACGCCATCATGAGTAGCCCACCGATGACCTTCTTCTCGCCAGAGCCACGCCGCTTCTCCGTCAACACCGTCACCATCACCGTGCCGGAAGGTGAGATCAAGGCGAGGAACCACACCGACCGCTTCGGCAAACCCGACGGCGACATCACCGGCTGCGTCTACGTGGCGCGGCTGGTGGCAGAGCACAGCCAGGCGCGGCGCATGGAGATGACCGAACAGCGGCGGCTCAAGGAAACCATCATCTACGGCGAGGTCGAGGACCGGCCCGAGGGGTTGTCGGGTATCCCCACACGCGGCAGTATCGAATAGCGCGAGGAGCGTGGCATGTCCTACGGCGTGATGGCCCCCAGCACGGTCAAGCAGCAGCCCGCCACCATCCTATCGGGCAAGACGGTCGGCCCGGTCGTCGACATCTCGCGCTGGCGGGCGGGTGCCTTCCGCACCCCGGCTGGCGCGACGGCCACCAGCTACACCTTCAACGTGTCGAACACGGGCCTCGTCATGTACCCGTTGCGCGATGCGGCAGGCGCGGCCATCAGCCAGACGGTGGTGGCGAACAAGTGGTTCGCGCTGCCACCCAGCGCGTTCAACTACAAGCAACTGCAACTCGTGCCCAACGCCGCGCCAGGCACCAACCAGGGCGTCTTCCTCACCGGCACCGACGGCCCCGCTTCGTGGGTGGAGATCGTCGCGCCCGTGGCGGTGGGGGCCGCGCCCACCATCACCGTGCCGCTGGAAGGCGCGAGCGCAGGCTCCTTCCTTATCCCGGCTGGCTGGACCGGCGCGACCGTCACCTTTGAGCGCGGCGCTGGTCCTGGCGACCTGTCGCCGCTGGTCGACGCTGCCAACGCCAACGTCACCCAGGCGGTGGCGGCTGACCGGTTGCTGACTATTCCTGCTGCCGCCTTCGGCGCGTCGCACCTGCGCGTCGTGGCCGTGTCGGTCCAGGCGGGTGGTGGCCTCGTCCGGTTCTGGTTGAAGCAAGAGGGGTAACCCGTGGTGGCGACGGCGCAGGCACTGCTGACGCGGGGCGACCTGCGCTGGCGCATCGCCAATCGGCTGGGCGGCTCAGAGGAGTGGGCCTGGCGCTCTGTCGCCGCGCCTGGCGCGACCCAGATCGTCGCGCCCCTGCTCGACCTCGTGGTCGGTGGGCTGAACGAGCAGCGCGGGCTGTGGGCCTTCTTCCCCGACGGTGCCAACGCCGGCCTGGAGCGGCGGGTGGTGGCCTTTCGGCCGTGGGATCCCGGCGACCCCGACGCCGTGCCGCCCGTGCCCGAGGAACTGCCGATGGTGGAATGGGCACCCAGCCTGCCCAGTCCGGTCGAGATGGGCGACCGCGTCGACCTGAGCGTGCTGCGCCCCAGCCGCATCAACGACGCGATTGATGACGCCCTGCGCCTGATGGCCGAACCCACCGCCATCCCCGCCCAGATCGTGCTGGTCACCGACGGCCTGTCCGACACACTGACGCTGCCCGCCAGCGCCGTGAGCGTGGCCGATTGCTCGTGGCTGGGCGAGGCCGATGTCGTCATCAACGGCGCGGAGGACGAGACGCGCAGCCTGCTGCCGCGTGGCAGTTGGGAGATGGTGCCAGGGCGTGGGCTGCGCGTGGGCAGCGTCGGGACGTGGGGGCCGCTGGGTTGGCACACGGGGCTGGTCCCGGCTGGTTGGCGGCTGCACGTTGACTATCGCCAGGCGGTGCCGCTGCCCGATCACGACGACGATCTGGTGCCGTGCCTGCCCCAGGCGGTCGTGGATAGCGCGGTCAGTGACCTGGCGATGGGCATGGCCGAGATGCGCCCGCTGCTGCCGTTGCTGTTGGACCAGGCGCAGCGCAGCAGATCGCGAGCGTCGCGACACGACTACGGTGCCGTCCGACCCGTTCAACCCTAGGAGGTCACCGTGCAAGTCGGCATCGCCCCCATCGGTATTGGGTTCATCATCGCTGTCATCGTGCTGATCGCGGCCATCGTGTTCACGCTCATCGGTCAACTCGACATCAAGCTCGGATTGCTGATCGCTGCGCTGGCCGTGGCCCGTTTGACGTGAGCGAGCGACAGTCTGGACCGTGGTATGCCAGACTGGTGAGTGAGCGCGGTATCGCTGCGGTCATGGTGGTCATCCTGCTGCTCGGGTTGTGGCAGATCGTCGGCTCGCAGCAAGCCTTCCAGACCACGATGGCGGCTGAGGCGGTGCGGACCAACGAGAAACTGGGGCAGATGCAGATCGACCTCGCCGTGGTGAAGGGACAACTGGACCGCATCGAGCGACAGATGACGTCAGGTGGGCCATGATTACGGCACAGTCACCGTTCCTTGGCGTCTGCTCTATCTCCCGCGACGGGTTCGTCTTCGTGCTGGCGCAGTACCCTGCCAACGCGGACCTGCTCAACGAGCGCGACCCGGGGCAGTACTGGGAGGTCTGCGTGCGCCACGGCGTGGACCCGAACTTCGTGCTCGCGATGCTGCAACACGAGAGCGGGTGCGGCACCCAGGGCACGGCTGTCCAAACAAAATCGTGGGGTAACACGCGCAGCCCCAGCTTCGGCGCGGTGCCCATCGGGCTGGTGGCAGGGCGCAGCGGCCACTTCCCTGCCTATGCCACGTGGCAGAACGGCTGCACCTCGACGGTGGCGCGACTATCATCCCTGGTCTGGCCCGCCGTGGCCCCCTACGGTGAGCGGGCCAGTATTCAGGAGGTCTTCTCCCACCCAACCGGCGCGGTCTGGGCACCGGCTGGCGACCTGAACAACCCGGCTGGCTACCTCAACAGCGTGCTGGTCAGCATGAACCGGCACAGCGACCAGTCGGCCACGACCATCATCGCCACGGCACCGGTCACACCACCGGTCTACCAGGACTACATCACCGTCAACTACACGCCTGGTCGGGCGGGCCACGACCCGCTTGCCATCGTGCTCCACGTCACGGCCGGGGCCAGCGCGTCGAGCGCCATTGGCTGGTTCAAGAACGACCGCAGCAACGTCAGTAGTCACTATGTGCTTGACCGCAATGGCGACATCTACGCCACCGTGCGCGAGCAGGATCAGGCGTGGGTGAACGGCGTGGTCGAGCACCCCAATACGACCATCCCCATCATCGACGACTGGGTGCAGACGGGCACCAACCCCAACCTCGAAAGTTTGGGTATCGAAGTCGCGGGCTACTCGTCGATGCAGCCATCGGGCCAGCCACCAGAACTGGTGGGCTACACTGAGGCCCAGTTCGCGGCGCTCGACTACCTGTTGCCCGTGCTGAGCGACCGCTGGGCCATCCCGATTGCCGAGGATACGCTGTTCGGGCATCACGACATCAGTGGCACGCAGCGCATCAACTGCCCCGGCTTGAGCGCCGAGGAGTGGGACCGTGTCTACGCCAGCGGCCAGGCGATGACGCCCCACCCGTCGCGCAGTCCCGCCGACGCGGCGTTCGACGACTGGTGCGCGTTGTGGGATGACGAGGTAGTCTGGGCGGGCCAGATGCTGGGGCGGTATCACTGGTACAGCCTTGACCCGCTGCCGGTCGCGAGAACGGTGGGCAACCGCCTGCTCGCCTTCGACGGCGAGGTGGCCCACGACGCCACGGGCTGGACGCTGGACGAGTTCGAAGAGGCGGGCCAGGCGGTTGGTCAACTGATGATCTATTAGACGGGGGATCGCCGCGTGCTGACAGAAACCGGAAGCGCCGTCGTGATCGAACCGCTGGAGACACGCCTGCGTGCGCGGGTCGCCACGCTGCGCGAGAACCGCGAGCGTTTCATCGCTGACGCGCAGCGCCAACTGGCCGCGCTCGACGCCGCCATTGCGGAGATGGACGCCATCCTCAACCCACCACCCGCCAACGAGAACGGGACGGAGCCGCATGAAGCAACTTGAGGGCTACGTCGATGACGGTCGCGCCGCGCCGCTAGCCGGTGTCCCTGCCATCGCGACGGTGGTGGGCACGGGCGTGGTGGTGGGGTCGACCGCGACCGACGCCAACGGCCACTGGCAGTTCGACGATCTGCCCGAGGGCCAGGAGTACTTCGTCAACGTCGTCGATATCGACGGCAATGCTGTGGTGCGCGGCCCCTGGTCGGGCGAAGTACGCGACGTGTGGGTGCGCGACCGTCTGTCCATGTCCACCACGGGCGTGGCTGACCTGCCCAACAGTGGCCGCACGCTGGTGGGTGGGTTGCCGCTGGTGCTGGACCCGTCTCCAGCCAACGGGTTGGAGTGGAGCGCGACGGGGCTGTTCAGCGCCAGTGGTGGCCTGACGCAAGACCTGGCCGACACGCTCTACGAGCCACTGGACAGCGCCTACACGAAGAGTGAGAGCGACGCTCGCTACGCCGAACTGACCGACGTGGACCCGTTCCCCCAGTACCTCACCTCGACCGAGGCGGACGCCCTGTTCCTCACCCCCGCCGAGGGCAACGCGGCCTACGCCACCACGGCCCACAATCACGCTGCTGCCTATGTGGACGTGAGTGGCGATACGATGACCGGTAATCTGATCGTGAACCCCGGCACCCTGGACGTGGTCGGCGCGGTGTCGGTGTACAGCGGCCTCTGGGTCAACGGGCCGGTTGTCCTCGACACCATGCCGACCGTCGGTGGGGTGTCGTTGATAACACAGACCACCGCTGACACACGCTACCTGCAACTGACCGGTGGCAGTGTCATGACCGGCCTGCTCGGCCCCAGCACCCACAACACCCGTGACCTGGGCACCACCGGCACGCGCTGGCGTGCGCTGTACGGTATGACCGGCGACTTCACGACCAGCCTGACCGTGGCGACCAAACCGATCACGCCGTCGCCTGACGCGGCCAACATCATCGAGTTCCGCGCCAACGGGCTGTACGCGGCAGCCGGTGCCGTGACCGACATCTGGGTCAATACGGGTGGCGACACGATGACCGGCGATCTGAACATGACCGCCAACGTGCTGCCGACCGTCACCAACACCCACGACCTGGGCAGCACGTCCTTGCGCTGGCGCAAGGTGTGGGCGACGGATGTCGAGGCCACGGCCGCGTTACGCGCTGCCACAGTGGCGGTGGGTGGGTACGCCGTGCAAGCCTGGCCCGCCAATCGACCACGGCTTCAGATCGGGCAGGCCGGGACGATCCACGCCGTCGATGGCCTCTCGATGATGGAGTTTCGCGAGAACGCGTTCTATGACGGTGCGAACAAGGCGACGGTGACTGGCCCCAGCGGCCTGTTCCAGATGTACAGCGGCTACTTCTCGTTCCATACCGGGCCATCGGTCGCGGCTGGCGCGGCGGTGACGCTGACGGAACGGCTACGGCTCGACAATGACGGTCGGGTCTGGATCAGCCCGTTCACGTTCACGCCCAACGGCTACACGGCCAGCACGGGTCTGACCATCCATAGCCACGAGGATAGCTCCACCCGCGAGATGCTGACCCTGCACAAGGCAGGACCGCTTGGGTACGCCCGTATTGCCACGCGCACGTCGCGTGGCGCGATCAACGCTCCCAGCGGCCAGGCGTCGGGCGACGACCTGTCCGCGTTCGAGGCGTGGGGGCATGACAACGCCAACTACCGGCGTGCGACACGCATCACCGCGAACGTCGATGCCGCCACTGGCGCGACCTGGGTGCCGGGTCGCATCGGGATGTGGACGACCAGCACCACGGGAACGGAAACGGAGCGCGTGCGGCTCGACAGCGCGGGTGTCGTCAAGATCAACCCGCTGACCGACCCGGCGTTCCCGGCCGCGTACACCGGTCAGCCCGGTCTGCTCGTCCAGCACGAGGGTACGGGGCAGAACAACGGTCTGTCACTGGCGCGTGCCGCGAGCGAAACCGTCAGCGAGAAACTCACCTTCTGGCGCTCGCGTGGAACGTGGGCGTCGAAGGTGGCGATTGCCAACGCCGACGTGCTGGGCGCGATTGAGAACTGGGCCTGGAGCGGCGCGAACTGGCTCACCGCCAGCAGCATTCGCGCCTATGTCAGCGGCACGGTGACGACGACAGCGGTCCCAACGGCGCTCGACTTCCTGACCGCCGACAGCGCCGGGACGCTCGCCACGCGGCTGAGCATCGGACCTGATGGCGCGACCGCGATCACGGGTGCACTCACCGCGACGGTGCCAGCCGGGTCAGCCAACCCCATTATCGGTGAGTCACCGATGAGCCTCGCCACGGGCGGGCAGGGGCAACTGGTCGGCCAGGACACCACCGCGATGGCGATTGACGTGGGTGGCGTCTTGACGCTCAGAGGCAAGTACACGGCGGCAGGCGCAGTCGCCATGTTTGGGGCGATCAAGGGGGGCAAGTCGAATGCCACGGACGGCAACCTCGACACCTACCTCGCCTTCTACACACGGTCGAACGCGACCGCCATCACGGAGCGGCTGCGGATCGGCGCGACCGGCCTGGTCGGCATTGGCGGGATGGTCGGGGGGGCGGCGGTGGCGCAACTCGATGTGATGGCCGTGGCAGCGGCGACGCCCGCGCTCTACGCTCGCGCCCACGCCAGCGCCGCTGCCGCACTCGCGTACTTTCAGGCCATCGGGCCGGGGGGTGCTGTGTCACTGGGCGCGAATACCAACGGCGTGGTGACGGGCGTGTCGCAGGCCAAGTCGAGCGTCACGACCGTCGCTCGCGCCGTTCCCTGGTACGACGTGGCCGGGACGTTCCTGGGCTGGATGCCGCTCTACAGCACGAGCGCATAGGAGACATGATGCCGACCAACTTGACCGCTGCTACGAGTAAGTCTGAGGTGGACACGAATCTCCAGATGCTGTCGCGCATGATCGTGGAGGTGCGCGAGCAGATCGAACTGCTGCACGCCTGGCGTGCGCCACATGAGCCGCAGTACCTGCTCGACCTGGGCTACACGACGGAGCAGGAGAGCGAACTGAGCGCCTTTCTCAACGTGAGCAAGATGTGGTCGGACCTCATCGGCGCGGGCGGCACCATCAGCACGGCCAACGGTCAGATGTTCGAAGACCTGTTGCTCGCCGTCTACGGGTTGGGTGGGCAGGCAGGCATCGTGACGGCACCACCACCAGAACCACCGGTCTAGGAGCGCACCTGTGCTACGCCAGCGGTTCATCAAGCCACGCGACGAGGTCACGGCGCTCACCGTCGAGACGGCACGCACCGGGCTGGTGCGGCTGCGCTCCTACGGCGACCGTGCGTTGGAGATCGTCAAACCGAGTGAGATCGTGCTGGCCGCACCCGACGGCGCTGGTGGGTACACGCTGGTCTGCCGCTTCCGTCTGGCCGAGGGCACCAGTGTGACGCCTGTCTTCCAGGGTTTGCAACCGCCCACCATCTCCATCGGTGAGCAGGGTCGCGATACGCAGCCGTTCGCCAGCAGCATCATCTACGACGACCTTGAGGGCGGGCTGGGCGTGCTGCACCAGAGCCAGCGCACGGGCAACAACCGCTTCTGGTGGAGCACGCTCGACACACGGCGTCGCGAGCAGACGACGCTGCTCAGACGCAAGCGTGACACGGGCAAGCCACCCGGCGTGGTGGCCGAGATCCCGGCAGCGGGCGGCGTCTACGCCAACCGGGTGTGGGTGGCCTGGGGCCAGCGCGTGCGGCAGTGGACCGAAGCCAACGGTGGCACGGTCGCCATCGCCAGTTCCACCAACCCCGGTCCCACCGCCCCCATCGCCGTCACGACGGCGGTAACCCACGGCTACGTCACGGGCTGGACGGTGACCATCGCCGGGCACCTCGTCAACACCGCCGCCAACGGCACGTGGACGATCACCGTCACCAGTCCGACGACGTTCACCCTCAACGGGTCGACGGGCAACGGCGTGGGCGTGGCGACGGGGTCGGTGGTGAGCGTCAACGGCGGCTGGACCAACGGGTCGGCGTCGACCGACCGCGTGCTGACCGGCAGCAGCGTGCCGCTGACCAACCCGGTGGAGTGGGAGGGTGGCTGGTTCTGGCCGCTCGGCACCAACGGCATCGACTACTTCAACGGCACGGCCTGGTTCACCATCGCCAAACCCTGCGTGGGCCTGACGGCCTACGCCGGGAGCCTGTGGGGTGTCGACAGTGTGGGTCAGGTGTTCTCGACGAACATCGGCGCGAGCGCGGCCGTCGTGAAGATCGTGGGTGGCTCCCTGCTCGCCGCTGACTTCGCTGACCGGGTCAGGGTAAGTTCGCAAGCGCAGAGCATGATGACCTTCATGACGGCCGATGCCGCCGCTGACGTCGTGCCCTACGTCGTGGGCTACAACACGTTGTACCAGGTCGACCCCGCCACCTACATCGCCCAACCGGCCGGTCCACCCATGCCACCCCACCGCTACCCCATTCGCACCACCGTGCTGGGCAGCGACAACGCCGTCTACATCGGCCAGGGGCTGGGTGTCACCCAGTGGTCGGGCGATCTCGCCACGCCGGTCGGGCTCGACCTGGACGACGGCGTGCCCAGCGAGCAGCGTGGCGGCATTATCCGTCTGGCGAACGGTGGCCTCACCCTGTTCGCGCTCGTCGACGGCACGCGGGCTGAGACGATGGCGGCGATGACGATGCAGGGGTCGGACCCGTCGATGGCGGGCGTGCTGGGCACGACGTCGGGTGTCAGCACGTTGTACGGGCGCGAACCCACCGGCTGGCACATCCGTGCCACCTCCGACACGTTGCAGGACAGCGGCGCGAGCATGCTGTTTGTCGCCGCCGCCGAAGGCACGTACCGCACGTGGTTCAGTTGGGGCGGGCTGTGCTACGCCATCAACCTGGAGCAAGGGTTCCTCAACCCCATCGACGACCCGATCACCGAGTACGAACCCACCGGTCAGATCTTCTATTCCATCACCGACATGTCGTTCAAAGAGGCGGCGAAGATCGGGCTGATGGCAGAACTCAGGGTCAGTGGTGTGGGCGGTGACCTGGGCGTGCGACCCTGGATCCAGTATGACGTCGACGGCGCGTGGCACGTGCTACAGAACCCCGACGGCAGTCACGGTATCACCACGCCTGGGCGGCACCAGTACCTGCTGACACAGCAACCGGGTCGCCTGCTGCCCGCCATCAAGGAAAGCCCTGCCGCAGGCTACAAGACCGACTACATGCAGCTACGCCTCGACCTGTGGCGCGGCACGAGCGTACCGACACGCACGCCGGTCGTCGTCTTCGCCGGTCTGCACGCCATCAAGACGATGCGCCAGGTAACAGGGTACAGGATGACGCTGGACCTGACCCGCTTCTACAACGGCATGACCGCCTGGAGCCAGCGCGTGCGCCTGTTGCAACTGCTCCACACGGGCCAGGGCCAGTTGTTGCACTTCGCCCACCTGTCGGACAGCGACGGGCCAGCCGGGTCACCCGAGGTGCGGGCCGTGCGGTTGATGTCCTTCTCTGGCCTGACGATGGGCGGCATGATGCACGACTACAGTGGCAGGATCCAGTTGATGGTGTCCGAGGTCTTGGTGCCGGATGCCTAAGCGTTACGGTGCGGTGGCGCGTGGTGGTCGACCGCGTGCGCCACGCAAGATGGCGGCACCGCAGGCGCTGCGCCTGGCGAACCTGCCACGCGGGCCAAAGGGGCCACCCGTCGGGCCACTCGCGCAACTGACACGCGGGCATGCGCCGTGGGCGACGGCCGAGGGTGTGCCCGAGGTCAGCCGTGGCTTCCCGCCACCACCGGTTGGGTGGTCGGACGGTGAGGCCGAGTGGTCGGTGTATTGGAGTCATCAGCCCCTCGGGCGTGGGCCTGTGGGTCAGCAGTGGGGGTATCGCGTTCCCTTCGGCGGGAGCTTCGGTATCGCCGGGTTCATCCCCGACTTCCTTGAGTTTGACCTATCAATTGCAATCGACGTCATGGGTCGTGTCGAGCAAAGCGAAGCAGACCCTCGTGCCATCATTCGCCTTCGCGAGGCGGTACTCGGACACCTCGGAGCTATCTATGTGGTAATCGATGAAGAGGTGGCGCTGACCGATCCCATCGCCGCGCTTAGGCGTGCGCTTCTCGGCTTGCCGTCCAGCGTCTATCAGTAGGAGCGAACCCATGCGTCGTGCAGGCTATGTCCTCTCACCCACCGGCACCCCCATGTCCCTCCAGCCCGTCAGCGTCAAGAACAACGCCACCGACGTGGTCGTCGCCACCAGTTCGACCAACAGCGCGGGCCGCTGGGACCACGATCTGGCCGACGAGACGGTGGCCTACAAGGTGGAGATCGGTGGCGCTGGCGGCGCGACGCAGCGCGTGGTGCAAGCACCGGCCAGCATCGAATTGGAGTGGTTGTTCGTGCGCTACGGGGCCAAGGCGCACACGGGTGCGGCCCTCGACTTCGCCAGCGCGGCCAGCGTGACGCTGCCCAGCAACACCACCATCGGCGGGCAGAGTGTCAATCAGGCGGCGCTTGATACGCGCTACGTCAACATCGCGGGTGACACGATGACGGGGGCGCTTACGGTGGCGGCTCAGGGCAGTCGGTTTGGCACGGCGGGCGGGCCGTCGGCCACCACGCCGGTCGCCTCGACCGACGCCAACCTCCTGCTCTACAACTTTGGCAGCGGGAACTGGGCGGGCCTCGGCGCGGACGGTAGCGGCAATGTCTGGTTGCGTGCAGGCTTAACCGGCAGTCCCGTTCCGTACTTCGTCGTCACCTCCTCCGGTCAACTCATCGTCCCGGTCGGAACGGCCGCACTGCCCAGTCTCACCTTCCAGGGCGATACCAACACCGGCATCTACCGGTCGGCCGAGGGGGCCGTGACCGTGGCGAGTAACGGCGTCGTCGCCTTCACCGTCCAACCCAGCAGTGTGGCTGTGACCCAGGCGCTGGTGGTGGGTGGCCTGGCCTCGCTCAACGGCGGGGTGGCCGTGACCGGGGCCAGCACCCTCAACGGCGTGGTGTCAGCCAACTCGCTCAACGTCGCCACGAATGCCGCCGTCAGCGGGCTGCTCACGGTCAGCAACCTGACCGTCAACGGGGCCACCACGTTGACAGGCACGACCACGGCGGGGGCCATCACGGCGGGGGCTATCACGGCCAGCGGGGTGCTGGATCTCCCGACCGGGTCGGCCGGGACGCCTGCTATCCGCTTCGGCGGCAACCTCTACACCGGCATCTACTCCGAATACACCGGGGGCGATGTCTCGATCTCGGTCCTGAACGACCCGACCCTCCGCGCCTACGCGGATCGGCTCGACGTGTGGGGCTACCTGACGGTACGCACGACCGAGACGATCTACCCCGCCTTCGCGGTGCGGGGTGGGGGGGATGTCATGCTGCTCGGCGTTGACGAGAACGGCACGCTGCTTGTCAGTGCGAGCAAGGTCCTCGGGTCGAGCGGTTCGACCTTCCAGAACCTGTGGGGCGCGGCCCCCATCGCTGACCGACGACGCATCAGGGTCAACGACGAGAGTGGGTCGATCATGGGCTACATCCCGCTCTACAACTAATCGGGGATTGCCACGAACTCACGGGTCCACAGCCAGTCCACGCAGGCGTTGACCGGGCCACGGCTGACCCAGAGCGAGCACCACTCAAACAACGTTCGCATGTCCCTCCTCCAGCAACACGGCCAGGGTGCTGACCGGACACGACGGGCTATGCCGTCCGTCTGGCGACATGCAGATGCGGCAGATCAGCGACCCGGCGAGGTAGACGTTGGTGCTCGGTGACCACACGGCATCCACCACCGCCCGGGCCGCCGCCTCCAGTGCCGCGATGCGGGCCTCAGTCACGCGCAACCGCTCCCACCATCCACGGCTCGCCTTCAGTTCCGCTTCCAGCGCCGCGATGCGCTCGGCCTGCACGGAGCTGTGACCCATGAGCCGGCCGATGTCGAACACCGCCATCGTTGGCTCGAAGCCGGTCCAGTCCTCACGGTGATAGCGTTCTCCGATCTCAATCAGGTCGTCACGGGTCAGCATCCCCCCTCCCTAGGTGTCGAACACTTCACGCACGGTGATGCCGAACACGGCCCGCATCAGTTTGGATTTGATACGGAAGACATCGGTCACACGACCTTTAACGTCCTCCGTCACACGCTGACCACGGTCCTCGTACTGGAAGTCGCCAATGTAGGTGCAAATCGGGTGGCCGTTGACCACGATCTGGTAGCGCGGGTGCACCACCAGATCGCTGATGGCACCCGCCCGTTCCAACAGCACGAGTTGCTGCCAGCGGCGGTGTTCGGCCCGAGAATCGAATCGGAACCCCCCGTCCTCCACCGGGATGTTCTTCCAGGTGGAGGGGCGGCGTGGTGGTCCTGTCGGGTCGTAGTCCAGGTGGATGGGCATCCTGCCCTCGCGATGCTACTGTCGCGGCCGACGCATGACCTCGTCGGGCAGCGGGCCGTGCGGCTGCTTGCCCGTGAACGGCGTGCCCAGGATGCGGATGGGCGTACTCAGGTCGCGCACCACGATGCGGCTGAGCGTGCGCCCCTCGTAGTAGGCGTTCCAGCCTGCCGCCACGTGCCTGGCGTAGTGGTGCCCCGCCATCTCGCGCACACGTGTCTCAAGGATCCAGTCGTGCACGGTCTTCTCTGGGCTGCCCTGCGTCAGCGCATTGTCGTGCGCCATCGCCGTAAAGAACTCCATCGCCTTGGCTGGCTGGAAACGCAGCGCCACCATCGCCACGGCCGTGACGGGCGACGCCGTGATGTAGGCCACCAGGCGTGAGCGACTGCTGGTGACGCAGCTAATCCAGTCGCGTCCCTCTGCAATCCAGTCAATGATGAACTCGGCACGCTTCTCGGCGTCGACCAAGCCTGGGTTACGCACCTCAAACCCCGTCGACAGATAGCTCTCGGCCTCACCGATCAGCCGCAGGTTGTAGTTGCTCAGGCCCAGCGCCTCGGCCAGCCCCATCGCACGGTAGACGTCAACCGGGGTGCGCGTCTTGCCACGGTCCAACCGCATGTACAGGTGGTGGAGGTCGGCGGGTCGCTGCATCAGGTGGTGCTCGACGAGGAAGGTCGTGGGCATGCCACTCTCGACCACGGCGTTGAGCCGGTTGCGCCCGTTGATGAGGTAGGTGCCCTGCGGCAGCAGCAGCCCACCCCCCGCGTCGTCACCCTCAGCGGGCGTGCCGTCGTAGGTGGCGAGCGTGATGGTCGACACGCCCCATTCACTGCGCGTCATCATGTCGGCGTACAGACGCACGACGCTGGGATACTCGGGTCGCTGGCGCGGGTAATGATATTCATTCAGCCAGAACGCCGCGCTCTCACGGTCGAGCAGCACGCACTCCAACCGCACCGTGTGGTGGGCGTCGAGCATGAGCGATGAGGTGTTCGGCAGGCTGTCGTGCGGGTACGGCCACGGTGCCGTGAAGGCGCGGGTGACGGTCGTGGTGTTGGTCATCGGGGTCATGTCCTCTCAGTGTAAACAATGTACAGTGTGCTCCCACAATGGGACCGGCGCGGGGTTCAATCATCGCCGCGCATGTCGGTGGCCCACGCCCGCCCATTGACGTCGGGCGTGGTGAACATCTCATCCTGGGCGGGCTGCGGTTGGCGCTGTTCCATCGCGTCTGCGGTCGGGGCATAGCGGCGTTTCTCCCGGTGATGGCCCTGCGTCTCGACGAGGTGGGCCTCGATGAGCGTATTGACTTTGTTCACGGCCGTGCGTTCGGCCAGCCCGGTGGCGGCGGCGATCTGTTTAGCCGTCGGCCAGCCGCCAGGCAGCGTCGTGTGCAGGTCGATAACGGCCTCAAGGATGACGTCGGGGCTGACCGCCTTGCTCTCTGGTGATTCAAACACGGTGAACGCCACCTCCCCACCGTCGTCGTGGACGTCAGGCTTGAAGTCAAGCTTGAGCATCACCTCACGACGGCCGGTGCCTTCCTTGTGGTGCAGCACCAGGCGCACCGTCTGCTCAGCACTGGTCGGGTAGACCAGGATGCCACCCGCTGTCGCCGCCCACAGCACGCTGCTGCCACGCAACTCGTCACCCTCACGCGGCGTCTTGCCCACCAAGTTCTCTTTGCCGAAGTGGTGGACCACGTTGTAGCTGGTGCCGAACTCATCGCGCAGGAACAGCAACCGCTCCATCAGTTGCATCTGCTCGCCAGCATCGTTCTCATTCGTGTGATGCAGGTTGCGATACGGGTCAGCAAAGATGGCGGCGGGTTGGTAGGGGATGACCACCTCGTTGACCAGCTTGTTGACCTGCTCGTCGTCGTCCAAGCGCCAGTGCTCGTTGGTGATGATGAGCAGGTTGGGCTCGACGTTGGCGGGCAGCAGTCCCTTGCCGCGAATGATGGCACGCAGCCTGCGACGCACGTCGCGTCGACTGCCTTCCTCTTGCAGGTAGACCACGACGCGGGGACGTTCAACGTGGAACGTCCCGCCCAGTGCCGCCACGCCCGCCGCCAGGCTGACCGCCATCTCCATCATGATGAAACTCTTGTACACACGTGGCGGGCCTGCCAACCACGACACCACACCCGCACGCAGGAGCCCGTCAATGAGCATCGAGTCACCCTCGTCGGGTTCCTCCAGCAAGGCACGGGCGTGGATGACGAACGGGTGCGGACGCGGCTCACGCTTGGCGACGAGCAGGTCGTACACGTTGGTGCTGACGGGTGGCACGATGCTGAGCGTGAACTTCGGGCGGCGCGAGCGCAGCAAGCCGTCGAGCGTCAGCGCGTCGGCGGCGTTGACCAACGGCGACGTGCTATCGGTCAGCTTCGACCAGCCCGACACGGCCACGCCCTCGCTCGCTCGCTTGTAGGTGCTACGGACGCAGTTGCGAATGTCGCGACGATCACCACCCAGTTCGGTGACCAGCGGCAGCACGATGGCCCACACGTCGCTTTCCGGCACCTTGTACGAGGCCAGCCAGCCCGCCACGGCTAGCGTCAGGTCGTGGCGCTGGCCGTCGACCCAACTGGGGGCGAGGGCAGCACGCACGCGGTCGATGTCCTGTTGCGTTAGCGGGTCACCGTCGACGAACGGCAGCGCATCTTCCGGTCCCTGCGTCTTGACCGGGATACCGTGGGTGAGGTGGTCGGCCTCGACCAGGCTCTCCCACGGCGGGATCTCCCAGGCGTACTCGCCGCCATCGGGGTGGATACTGGGCGGGATGACGGTGTAATGCATGCCGTTCCGCAACTCCGCTTTGCTGCCGTCGGGCGCTGCAAACTTGGCGTAGGCAGCGACGACACCCGGTGGCGAGCGGAACCAGAGGTGGAACTTGCCGCTGCCCGTCTTGACCCGTGTCCAGCGCACGGCGGCGGGATAGCGACGTGCGAAACTGGCGTAGCCCAGCGGCCCGTCAAAGTCGAGGATGTTCAACCACGGCGCGGTGGTGCCGGGGACGACGGCCAGACCGGTGTAGCCCTTGACGATGAACCAGTCGTACAGCTCGCCGTTGTCGGGTAACCGGTGCCCGTAGACGCCCCACTTGAACCCCTCGGGCGGCTCTTTGGTGCCCGCCGCAATCGGGATGACGGAGATGCCCATCTTGACCAGCCGCATGGCGGTGGCGAAGACGGGGTTGTCCTTGTCGGCGGCTGGCGGTCGGGGTGACACAGGCGTGACGAACTCCAACACCCCGGCACGCAACCGTACCGGGGTAGCCGTGGAACGATGGCCGATGTTAGCGTGGTTTGATTGGTGCCCACGGGTCGTCGTAGTCATCGTCCGTGGGTCCGTCGAAGGCGGCACCGATCTCTGCGTCCACGGTACGCTGGTCCTGACGTGGAGGTGGTACCTGGCGCTGGGGGTTCGGTTGGGACTGGGGTTGCTGGCGTTGTTGGGGAGCCACCTGTTGGCGTGGTGCCTGCTGCGCCTGGGGTTCGGGGCGGTACGGTGCCAGGTTGCTCAGCTTGACACCGGGGCTGCCGTTCTCCTTGGTGTAGTTGATGTAGGTCGCCTTGGCCTGCTTGCCAATGAGGTCGGCCACCTCAAGTTCGTCGTCGTCATCCATGAAGCGTTGCAACAACGCCTCGGCCCACGCCCTGAGCGTGGCCTTTGGCCCCATCGTGGAATTGACCCAGCCATGCACGACGTTGCCCACGAACTCGGCCGACCGGCGCGGGTCTTCGCTGTCGATGACGTGCTCGACCAGGAAGTCGAACCTGAGCCGGTCGACGTCGGGATTGAACCGGTTCTCAGCCTCTTTGAAGATGCCGTTGACGGTCACGATGTACAGCCCGGGCGGTGGCACGGTGGCCGTCCTGTTGTGGACCCTGGGGATCCTGAAGTTCGTGTCGTAGCTCAGTTCCTGCTGGATTTCGACGCCGATCTGTCGGCCCTGCTCGTCATACATGGGCTGGGCAGTGGGCTGCGGGCGCTGGTCCTGCACGCGGTACGGTCGTGGGTTACTGCTCACGGTGAACTTCTTTCTGTTGCGCGGCGACGGCCGATGGTTGCTGACGACGTGGGTAGATGGCGGCTTCGGCGTGGTTGCCCCACACGGGTGCCCAGGTGAAGTGCTTCTCGATGGCGACCTTGACCAGCGCATCTCCTGCTGCGCCAGCACTCGCGACGCTCTCAGCCAGTGCGGAGTACGAGACACCGAGCGCCTGACAGGCGATCTGCTTGCTGTACCGACCACTCAACAGGCCGACCAGGATGCACGCCTGTTGCAAGGCATCCTCGGTCACGACGGGGTCGTGGACTGAACGTTGTAGCTGGGGCAGGGGTGGCGGCGGGTGATGTTTCGTCGAAACATCAGGTGGGTCGGGCATGTTCCCCCTCCTGGGTCGAGCGCAACGTGTGCGCGACGGCGACGGCGTGCCAACATGGCCGCCCACGGGTGGCGTCGGGGCAGGTACAGCGGCCGTCGTGGGTGAGCGCGGTGACGACGGGTCGCAGACCTGGGATGGCGACAATGGCGAGCGGGTGGGTGGTGGTGGTGGCGACCCAGTCGAGCACCACGTCAATCAAGTGATCGTCGAAGTCGGGGCTGCGTCCTTTCATGCCCAGCACACGCTTACGACCCCGCATCACGACCGCGTTCGTAGGTGTCGTTCTGAAATAACACGTGGCCCAACAGCACCATGTGGGCACAGATGTGGTCGGCGTCGTCGTTGCCACAGGTGCAGTGTGGCAAACCGTCCTGGCCCCAGTTCTTGATGGTCATCACTTCGCCAATGGCTGTGCCGTCGGGCAGCGGGATGATGGCGACCACCACGGCGCGATTGTGGGCGGCGGCGTAGGTCCGCACGATGTCGGCCAGCGTTTGCGCCTCGGTCTGGTCGAGCGGTGTGTCGGTCACGCCACGCAATGGACGAACGGTGTTCCAGCGACTGCGTCGTGACCTCATGCCTGGCCCACCAGTCCGTTGACCCAGACCAGCACCAGCACGAGCAGTAGGATGGCCAGCGCGTAGGCCCACCAGGCCAGGTGGTGCGGCTCGGGGTGCCGGAACAGCGGGCGGCGCTGGTACTGCTGGCTGCGGTACATGCTGACGGTGCGATGCTTGGGCAGGGCGCGTGGTTTACGCAGTATCAGCGGCATGCTCGTCCTCGTGTGGTCGGTAGCTGAACAGAATGTGCGGCGGCAGGTGCAGGACGCTGCACGCTCGGGCGATGAAGGCGGGCGTTGGACGTCGACGCCCGCTCAGGATAAGCGACAGCCAGCTATCGTGATAGCCCATCTGCTTGGCGAGCCACGGGCGGCGCACACCCTGGTACTCGATGATGTCGCGCAGGTTATCGACGTCAAACTGGGCCGCGTCCTGGCTGGTCACGACCGGGCGCGGCGGTCGGTACGGCGTGCGACGCCGCGTGGTAACGGGGGCGCGGGGCATGGGTCACGCTCCTGGTCGGGGTGAAGTGGACACCTGCCCAGTGTAGATCAGACGTGCCAATGTGTCAATACGGGAATGACAAAATCCCGCAGGTGGTCACGCTGTAGGTGACCACCTGCGGGGTGTGTGTCGTCCGGACTAGACGGTGGCTGCGGCGACGATCTCCTCGATGGTCTGCGGTGGCGTCGGGGTCTTCCTGCGCCGTGACCACGTCGTCTTCTTGCGCTTCGTGCGCGGCCCTGGCTTGCCCGACCTGCCAGCGACGCGCTTGCGCTGCGTGCTGGCGTCGACGTCGGCCACGGTCACGAAGTAGACCGGGGTTGGCTGACCTGGGTAGCCGCGACGCACGGCGGGGATGACGCCGCGATAGATGCTCTTGAGCACGGCGGTCCTGGTCAGGCCCAGGCGTGCAGCCGCCTGGGTGATGGTCAACTCGTCGGGTCCGACCGACGTGGTGACGGTGGGCGAGACGACCTTCACCTCACTGAGCCGGGGGCGGCGCTTGGCCGTGGTCGTGGGTGTCGCGGTCATGCGCGTGCTCCTTCTTCCGTCGTGACCGGGCGCAGGATGCGCTGGCGGTTATAGCCGTTCTCGTTGGCGGTGTCGTTCCACATCAGGGCCAGGCTCGTGATCGGGTTCTCAGGTGGGAACCGGTCGGTCATCAGCCAGTCGTAGATGGCGGCACGGTCAGCGTTCTGGACGTCGGGGTGGTCGTTGTCGCCGTAGACGTAGGCGCGGATGGCCTCGGACTGCTCGCGCTCGGTGTCGACCAGCGGGCTGGTGCCGTCGGTCGGCTGGTCCAGCGTCTGCACCCGGTCGGCCGCCAGGCGCAGGAACATGGCGAGCGCGTCGGCCGCGACGCCGAACTCCAGCATGCACGCGCCCTCGCCCGTGATGCTGTCTTCCAGCACGTAGAGGGGCCAGCCGGGGCTGACGTCGTCGGCCAGTTCGTGGTCGGCCACGCGACGCAGCACGAGACGGTAGCGTTCCGGTTCGGCGTCGTTCTGGATGTTGGCCTCGGCCAACACGGTGTCGGGCTGGCCGAACCGGTCGGTGTGGATGGTGATGCCTGCGGTGATCATGGTGTGCTCCAATCGGTGCGTTCGGCGGCAGGTTCCAGGGTCAGGCGGGTCACGATGGTGGCGGGTCCGTCGCTGGTGTCGATGTGGTGCTGGATCTGGTAGGTGACACAGGTGGGCCAGGCGTCATAGCTCAGCATCCACAGCTTGTTGGCGCTGCCGCGCAGCACAGGCACCCAGGGCTGGTCGGTGGCGTCGCGGTGCTGGGCATCGACGATGGCCCCGGTCTTGATGTCGCGGATAATCTCGCGCACGGCGGCGCGTGCCGCGTGTGGTGCCATGCCACGGCGCACGGCGTGCTCGATGGGCGTGGCTGGGCCTGCTGGGTTGAGCCGCAGGCGTGCCACCGTCAGGTGGTAGGCGGTCATGTCCACCGCGCTTTCGCCGCCGCGATCTCAGTCAACCGCTGGCGGGCGCAGATGCGGCGCACCTCGTAGTGCTCGGCCTGGGCCGGGTCACCGGCCCTGAGGGCGCGGTGCACGAGGTCGTCTGTCTCGGCAATCAGCGCGTCCAGGTAGGCGCGTTCGGCGTCGAGCAGGTGGTCGGTCATGGTCGTGCTCCTCGTGGGTGGGTCTGCGCCGGCCCAGTCGACCGGCGCGTGGTCGGTCGGGCTAGGTGCGCTCGCTGTACGGCTGGAGGTCGTTCCAGTCCTCGATGACGTCGTCGCGCAGCGTCTGCAACACGGCGCGGCGGCGGTCGAACTCGGCGCGGGCGCGGGTGTAGGCGTCGTCGTCCAGCGGGTAGTAGTCGCGGCCATGCGGTGCGCCGTCGCACAGCAGGTCGTAGGCCGTCGATAGTGCACGATAGGTGGCCTCCAACTGGTCGAGCAGGCGCTGTCGGCCGCTGCCGTTGAGGTGGATGATGGGCAGGTGCGAGCCATCGGTCGGGCGGCTGGTCGGGGCGGTGGTCACGGTGCATGCTCCTTATGGTGCGGGTGGTACGCCTGCCCAGGTGGCAGGCACGGTGTCGTCGGCTAGGCGCGGCTGAGCGCGTAGAAGGCGTCGGACCAGGCAGCACGGGCGGCCTCGCGGGCGTCGAAGGCGCGTCCGAGGACAGCCCAGGTCGTGTGGTAGGCGCGGGCGTTGGCGCAGTCGGTGCCGAAGTCATCGCGGGTGTACGTCAGGTACGCGCTCCGGTGGGCCTCTGAGGCTGTCTGGTAGTCGGCGTCGGCTGCCAGGTAGGCAGCGTGGGCGGTGCGAACAGCCTCGTTGGCGGCAGTGTCGTCGCTGACGATGAACATGGGGCCGGTGTCGGACGTGGTCATGGGTGTTCTCCTGGCGGTGGTCAGGCGGGACGTGCCCTGTTGCACGTCCCACTGCAAGATACGCAGCGGGTGATTGCGTGGTTTCACTACCGTGTGACAGCCTTGTAGATGGCGGCGACAACGACGCAGATGACGGCCACGACGGCCAGCAGCACAGCGCCGATGACGATGACGCCCAGCATGCCCGCCCAGATGGGCACGCGGCTATGGGTCTGGCCCGATATCCAGTAGGCGACCGGGATGCCGGCCAGCCAGAGCAGCCACATCCAGCCGTTGCCACCGCTGGTGGTGGCGGACGTCGGTGTCGTCGCGGTCGGTGTCGTCGCGGTCGGTGTCGTCGCGGTCGGTGTCGTGGTCGTGTCGGGCGCGGTCGGGGTGGTGTCCACGTGCATGCTCCTCGTGGTCATGAGGCACCGGCTCATTCGGGCGGGGCTACGCAGCCCCACGACACGCGCCACACGGTGGGTGGTGGCGCGTGTTTCGCCGTGGTGCGTGTTAGCCGACGATGGCGGTGCCGGTGCGCTGCGCCTCGACGACGGCGCTGAGCACGTAGGTGGCTTGCAGCATGCCCTCAAGCACCAGGGCGCACTCGCGGGTCGTCATGCCTGAGCGCAGGCAGTCGGCCATGCGCCAGACGGTGCGTCCCAGCGTGGTGTCGGTGTCGTCGGCGCTGAGCGCGTCATAGATGTCGATGGCGACGTAGCCGTTGCGACGCTGGGTGAGGTAGCGCGTGGTGGACCCAGACCAGCCCAGGTCGTGGTTGAGGCGCGTCTCGTAGCGGCGCAGGTCGTCGGCGGTGTAGCGGTAGCGTGGCACGGGCATGCTCCTCGTGTGGGTACAGGCGTGCGCCCAGTCGACGCACGCGGTCGGGGCCGGGTTAGCGGCTGGCGTAGCCGCCGACCGTGGTGACGCGCCAGGTGAACAGCGCGGCACGCACGTCGTCGACGTTGGTCCAGCGGCCGCGCTCGTCGCGACTGGGCCAGACCTGCACCTGCGCTTCCAGGTAGAGCGCCAGGGCGCGTGCCGCGGCGCGGCTGGGTAGTCGCGTGTCGACGGCCAGTCCGCTGGCGCGGTGGGTGACGGTCCAGGTGGCGTGGAATGCGCCGTCGCGGTACCCCGCGCTGCGGTGGTAGGCGACGTGCTCAAACGCCAGGGCGTCGACGGTGCGGAGCGCCAGGGCACCGTGGGTGGCGTGGCGACGTCGAGCGTCGGTCGGGGCGGCGACGGGCACGGTCACGGTGGTGCGGTGGGCGGTCATGGTGGCACGCATGGGCGGTGGTCCTCTCGCGAGCGGGTGAACACGCGCCAGACGGCGCGTGTGTGGTCGTGGGACGCGCCTACTCGCTGGCGTCCAGGTCGCAGACGAGCACGCGCACGGCGTCGGCGTGCGCGGCCAGCGCGGCAGCCTTGCCGCGGCTGTGGGTGATGACGGGCGGGGTGGTGATGCAGGGGTGCGTCGTGATGGTGGCGTAGCACGCGCCGTAGCGGCGCGGTGTGCCCAGGAAGCGATAGGTGAACACGGTCTGGTCACCGACGACGGTGCGAGCGGTGTCGGGGCGGCGGGCGACGATGGCAGCGGTGGTGGTCACGGTGCATGCTCCCTGCGTGTGTGGTGCGGTGGCGCAGCCCTGTTGCTGCACCCACTGACATCTACGGGGCGGGTGGCTGTCTGGTTTCACAACCAGGTGAATTGACGACTACAGGCGGGAATAGTCGTCGTACTCAGCCGCCTCCTCCCACGAACTCTCGCAGGCGTCCAGTAGACGCGACACGACCGTGGTGTCGTCGCGTTGTGCCAGCGCGGCACAGGCGGCGGCGTGGCGGGTGCGGTACGCGCCACGCGTGCCAGCGACGCGCCACACGCGGCCACCTCGGCCGGTGCGGTAGGCGACGCCCAGTGGCAGCGTGGCGTGCACGACGTGCCACACGAGCGCCCCGGTGGCGTCGACGAAGCGAAGAAAGGTGAACTGCGTCGTGGCGGTGGTCACAGGGGCCTCCTGGGGCACCACAGCGCGTGTACGCGCACGTGGTGCGTGTGTGGTGCGTCGCGATAAGACGGCTGAGTACGGCTCATCGGCACGGGTCAGACCCGTGGACGCGGTTGCCCGCGTTTCGCCGTGGTGCGCGTGGCTAGTCGCGTGTGTCGCGCAGATAGCGTGCGACGATGCGTCGTCCCAGCGCCAGCGCCAGCACGTCGCACGCGTCGTCGACACTGCCGCTATCTGGTTGGTCGCCGTCGGGTGTGTCCTCGTCGATGCACGCCAGCAGCGTGTACAGGCGGTTCGTGGCTTCGCGAGCGTCGAGGTCGAGCGTGTCAGCGCGACGCGTGCGCTGCGACGCGGGGATCAGGCGGGCGACGTCGGACAGATCCTGGGCGTCGACGGCGGTCGTGTAGCGTGTCATGGCATGGCCCTCCTGGGCATGTGTGGGCGTGGTCCGCGCACCAGACGTGCGCGGCGTGTGTGTGTCGCGTGCGCCGTGCGCTTACCGTGCGCTTACGACGTCGCCGCCGTGCGCTTGCCCACGAACGTCGTGGGCGCGTCGTGCGCTGGTAGCGCGTCCATGCGCGACTGCGTGTCCGGGTACACGGCGTGCACGCGGGCGATGTCGCCAGCATCGCGCCAGAGCGCCGCGTGCAGCGTGTCGTACCAGCGAACGTGCTCTCGCGAGACGTCGTCGGCCGTGGGATAGCGGTCTGGCCATTGTGCGCTTGCGCCGCTGCACCAGAAATCCCACAAGCCAGCGGACCCGCCTTGTGCCGTGCAGAGGTCCGCATAGGCAATCGCGCTGTCGCGCTGGCGCTCACGGCCGGCACGTGTGCGCTTGGGCGCGTCGCCGTGCATGCCGCCAACTAGCTTTTTGACGTTGAGCCCCAGCGCCTTTGCGTTGCGACTGTCGATACACCCCATCACGCCATAGGCAAGCTGCAAGTAGAACCCGGCCTTGACGTAATCGAGCCACGGCAGAACACACAACGCCATATGCGCTTGTGTTGTCATGCCGGCTCGCATGAGCCCGTGCACGCGTCGTAGCACGGGCAGCGCCTCACCTGAGCGTATGACGCGCAACGCGTTGCGGCGGACGGTGAACCGCCAGGTCCGTGCACGGTCGCCGTCGCGCAACGCGCCCAGACAGTGCGAGAGCACGAACGGCGTCTCATTCCGGATGGTCACAGCGACCATGGCATACGTCGTCAACAGCGCGGTGTCATGGGCATGCGTCCCAACGGCGGCGGCGTGAATACGGGATGCGATAGCGGACTGATCGACAGCGTACATGGCGGTTCGTGTCCTCTCGATGTGATGCGGTTCGTGGCGGCTCAGTTGCCGTCCACAGTGCATATAACGTTGCCCGTCATGCCTTAGTTTCATCACTGGTGACACGACGGGGCAAATTGGTTGAATTGGCGGGCAATTTTTTGCTCGTTAGGCGGTCTCTAACGGGCAACGACGATAACGCGCATAGCCGTTTACTTTTGCGCGTTAGACGAGCCTGTACACCCCCTACGTAGTAGGGGTGTACGGGCATCGACTAACGCGCAGAAACGGTCATAGGGTGATGACATATCTACGCGGCCACGTGGGAGGTCGAAGACCGATGCGGGCGTGCGCATAAAGCGCAACGGTCCACGGTGGTAGCGCCATCCTCAGATGGCGTCTTCCCTATCCCGGCGCTGGCACTACGCGCATCATGTGGGCAGGGCCGACCGCGCATTCTGCCCAGCCGCGTGAGGCTCGTGCCAGCTGTGGCGTCCCCGTCGTGCGACGTCGTGTCGACGTCGTGTCGGCCAACTAGCGAGATGTGCCGTTATCGTTAGTTGGCCCTGATATCGGGCTATTCTTGCCTTGCGACCACGGCACGGCACGGCACGGCACGGCACCTCGACGCACCGTCGAGGTTGCCACGCCACGCACGCTCCGATCTCCGCGCCTGCCCACGCGCTGGCACAGATCTGCGCCCGCACCCCCACCCCCGCCCACCCCCACCCGGTCACGCGCTCACCCGCCACGTTATATATACGTACACCACTCGCTAAATAATAACCACATTTGGGATTACCCAAAACGTACCCTTCCCCTACGCTGACCGTTCCAGCGTGCCAGGCCAGAACGAGGCCACGCAGCCACCATCGGCACGTGCCCGTCAGCCCGTCACATCGTGCTCGTCATGCCCGTTAGACGGGCATGTAACGTGCAGCGAACACCTAGACGTAGTCGGTGCACTCTCGTGATGCGGCATGAGGGAATGATATATCGCGGCAGTGGGTGATGAAAGAGTTCATGCTATCTTTTGGATACCACTTTGTACCAAAAAAAGGTTTACGTGTGACAGCTATTCCCCGCCCTCTGATCGTGCTACACTACCCGTGCATGTTCCTTTCTCGTGTGGCACACCACCGTCGGTCGGGGGCGGTGGTGTGCTGCCCGCCACTTGCGCCCTGCCACGGTCGTTGTATGCTAGGACGACGACCGTCGTGACACGCGAAAGGACACCGCCGTGGCCGTGAACCAGAAACCCACCCCGCTCAAGCGCGTCACGGCCGTGCATCGTGAGACACCAGGCAGCGGACCCTCCAGGACGCACATGCCGTCCCTGCCCGCTCAGGAGCGCGTGCTGTTGGATGAGTACGTCGCCACCGGGAACGTGGCTGAGGCCAGCCGTCGTGCAGGCGTTACTCGATCTCGCGCATTGTCCGCGATGCGGAGCCTCGCCTGGCTGGACGAGTTACGTCGCGCCTACGAGAGCGCCAACCTCACCCCCACCCACATCGGCGTTACCCTGGCCCAGGGTTTGGAAGCCACCACCCCGCTCGCCATTCGCGACGGCCAGTTCACCCAGCACGTCGAGTTGTTCCCCGACTGGGCACGCCGCCTCAAGGTCGTCGAGATGATTGTTGGCCTACACCTGACGATGGCGAAGGCCAGCCCCGAGGAAGCCAAGGACGGCGTGGGCGAGGTTCGACCCGTCTTCGTGACCCCCACCGAGATCGCGGGCATGTCACGGGCTGACGTCCTCGCGCTGATAAAGGACCGTGCGCGTGACGCGCATGCGCCCGCGCCCGAGAAGACGGGGTGAGCGGCGACACGGTCGAGGTGCGTGAGGCGATCTTTCGCAACGGCGTGAACGACCTGGCGACACGCGTCGCGGCCCTGGAAGAGGCGGCGCGTGCGCTTGTGGGCGAGCTATGCGATCAGACCGCACCGTCGGGAACGACCCTCTGGTGCGACTGGTGCGACAGCACGCCCGTTGGCTCGACGGACCCGCGCTGTGAAGAACGCCCACCGCTGCGGCACTACGCCGAGTGCCCGGTCGGCAAACTCGCCGTGTTGCTGGAACCAGGATGAGCGTCGCAGCCCCCGCGCCGCAGATCAGAGCGCCTGGGCTGAGCGCGGGTGAACTGGCTGAGATCAGGTCGGCGCTGCTCGCGGCCGTCACGGCGGGTGACGATCTGAAGGAACCGCTGTGGGGTGTCTACCAGGCTGAGAGCATTGCCCGTCGCGATGCGCTCAGGGCACTGGCCGAGGGTCCAGGGCGGGAAGCCGCCCAGTTACGCGACGAGTTACGCCACCGATGCCTGCCGCTCCAGCGCGATCTGCCGTCAATGGTCGCCGCCTGCATCTTCTGGCTGCGTCTGGCGGCGGTCCTGATCGAACCCAGACAGGCCGGTGAAACCGGTGACGGCGACGCGGCGACGAGCACCACGCTCCCCTTCGTCCCGATGCCCCACCAGGAGCAGTTGGTCTGGGCCATCCTCGGCGCGTATCTCAGTCGCGATAGCCGCGACCGCCTGACCAAGGCCACCGTCTTCATCGAGAAGAGCCGCGACATGGGTGCCACCTGGGTCGTGCTTGCCATCGTCATCTGGTTGTGGCTGTACGAGACAGGCTTTACGTGTCTGCTGGGCAGCCGCGTCGAGACGCTCGTCGAGAAGAACCCAGGCTCGAAAAACGAGGACACCTTGCTCGGGCGCTGCGAGGTGATCGCCATGGGCCTGCCCGACTGGTTGCGGCCCGAGGGTGTGGGCATGACCGACCGCGCCACCAGGCAAGCCATGCTGTGGGTCAACCCGGCGACCGGCAACCGTCTGACGGGCGAGAGCGCCAATGCCAACTTCGGCCGGCAACAGCGCATGACCTGCGTGGTCTTCGACGAGCTTGCATTCGCTGAGCATCAACGAAGTATCATCCGAGGCACGGCTGATACCTGCCGTCTCAGGATCTTCCTGACCAGCCCCGACCCTGACGCTGACGCCTGCAAGGAACTGATGCGACGGCCGGGTGTCACCGTCGTCACCCAGGACTGGCGGCTCCATCCAGACAAGACGGTGGCCTGGTACGAACGCCAGCGGGAGGACCGCAGTGAAGAAGAGATCGCGAATGAACTTGACCTCAGTTGGGAAGGCGGCGCGGAGCGGCGCATCTACCCAGAGTGGGACGACGTCCCGAAGCGTGTCCTCACCTGGATGCCTGGCTGGACCACATGGGGTGGTATTGACTTCGGCAGGAGCGACCCCACCGCCATCATCATCGGCCAGCAAGACCCCGCCACCGGCCGGGTCCGCATCCTGGCAAGTTACATGCGGGCTGGGGAAGCCATCGACTTCTTCCTGCCTTTTTTCGGCAGCCCTATCGCCTCGGGTCTGCACACCTACGGCGATCACGAACGCCTGCTCATCGACCAGTGCCAGCAGTGGAACCGGCTGAGCGGCGGCATCATCTGGTTTGGTGACCCGGCCGGTGCCCAGATCAGTCAGAGCGCCAACACGTCGGTCCTCCAGCAACTGGCGCAACGCGGCATCGTCGTCACCACCAACCCGAAGATCAACAGTCACGACGAGCGCCAGACACGCACCAAGTTGCTCCTGCGCGTCGCGGAGGTCAACGCACCTCTCTGCACCTCACTCGACCTCGCCATGCGGAACTACCGACGGCCAGCGAGGAGAGACTCGGTCGGCTACCAGAAGAAGGCACTCCACGCCCACAGTCACCTGCCCACCGCGCTGGAATATGTTTCGGTCAATCGTGATATGCTGACCACCAGGACGACCGCCACCAAACCCCTGGTGCGCCACGCGGCCGCCTACGAGAGTGAAACCGCACCCCGTGTGTCATCGCCGCTGGTCGGGAGGTGGGTGTCATGACCCGTTCTGTGTATCCGAACTGGCCCCCGCCCGTGATGGTGATCGACCCGTCGTCGACCGACCCGGTCGTGGTGACCGCCGACGCTGGCCCGCACGGGCTGACGCTGGTCCTGTCGCAGCAATCACCTGACACCGGGGTTGTCACGCTGCGCGACGTCATCCATGTTCCCGACGCGCCGTTGCGTTGGTGTTTCGAGGAGGACGTGTGAGCGCCGACACCGAGGTCCGCATCGGGCTCACGCAGTGCGCGGGCTGTGATCGCTGGTTCAACGCTCGCCACGCTGATGGCACGCTGACCACCGTCTGCCAATGGTGTGGCGCACCCGTTCACGCCGACCAGCCTACCCAGCACGTGTGGGACCACAAACCTGGCTGGATGCGGAAACACACAAGGAACCACCATGTTCGATCCTGACATCCCCGACGCCCCCGATGCGCGTGATGAGCTTGACCGCGCCGCCGTGCGCCGACGCCTGGCCGAACTGCGCCGACGCGGCATGCTCGACCGGTTGAATGAGGTCACGTCCCAACCGCTGTCAGAGGGTAGTCACGATGGGCGTGACGTCACCCAGATCATCGACGCCTTCGGGCGCGGCCCGTCCAGCCCGTTCCACATGCCCGACGTCCGCCCGTCCTGGGCACCCGACTGGCAGCCACGACCGTTCCATGCCGCAGAGGGACCAGACGACGACGGCATCATCTGGAAGGTGGAGTAGCCATGCCGATTACCCTGGAGATCGACCCCGGCACCCTCGTCGCCACCGTGTCGATTAGCGAGCGACCAGACCAGACGGTCGAGGGCAAGGCCATCTGGGAGTTGGAGGAGCAGGTGCTGCTCGACCATCCCGACCTGTCGTCAAATCTGCGCGGTGGGAACTTTCAGTATCTGGGCGCGGTCGAGCGCGGCGGGTCGGGCAAGAAACCCGGCACGCGCACCTTGCTCTACACCAGGCCCGAGGTCGACCCCGCCGCGATCACGCCGATTGAGGTCGCGGCCCTTGGCCCCGACGGCGCGGGTCTGCCCGACGGTGTCAGCGGCACGCCCGTCGACGAAACCCCCCACGCCGACCCACCGTTCACGCTGGCCGACCATCAGCGCCGCGTCGACGCCGATATCCAGGCGGTTGCTGAACAGGTGCAGCGCGAGCGCAGCGAACGGAACAGTGCCGCCATTGCTGACCACCCACGTGACCCAGGGAGGGACATCACCATGCTCACCGACGAGGACAAAGAGAAACTGGCCGAGCAGGCCCGTCGCGACCCCACCATCCAGCCCGGCCCACCCCACACCAGCCCGCTGTCGGGCACGGGTGGCGTGCAGCGCCCCGACCGCGTCGACCCCCAGACGGGCGAACCGCTGCCGCCCGACGCGCCCAGCCTGCCGCCCGAGGAGGATGAGACGACCCCTGATGACGCCGAGGCCGAGACGGTGGACGACGATGACGACGCCACTACGTCCGCGCCCACGCGCCGCGCCACGGCGCAGAAGAAGTAGTCCCGGCCGTACGTCGGCCTGTCCCACCCTGCCACCGCTGAGAACTGACGCACGACCCTATGGTCGTTGGTCCACCGCCAGGCATGCTGCCGCCACCAGGGATGCCACCCCCAGGCATGGGACCACCGGGAATGAACGGTGGTCCCCCCGGCATGGGCGGGCCACCGCCCGGCCCACCCCCACCGCCAGAGAGCACAACCCGCGACCCGTTCCCCACCCGTCGCGAAGAGCGGCAGGCGCGACGGCTGCGCGACTTCACCTTGCCGCCGCTGCCCAAACACAGCAAACCCACGGCGGCGTGGATTGAGGACGAGCGCGGCCGTCGCGTCAGCTACTGGGCGGGCCGCAACGAGGAGATCAACGCCGACCTGGCGATCTACTTCATGGACGGCCAGGTCGAGGTCAAGACGACCGGCAAGGGCGGCGAGGAAGTCATTCGCAGAGTGACTGGCCGCGCCATGGTCGACAAGGTCGCCAACATGGTCGACCGCCAGAAGGACCGCATTCAGTGCACACCGCGTTCACAAACGCAGGAGTACGTTGATGCGGCCCAGGACTGCGAGGACTGGCTCTACGACATGCGGCGCGAGCAGACGATGCGGAGCGCCATGTCGCTGGACCAGTCGGGCAACCGCACCCAGGCGTGGTACGCGGCGGGCTGTGGCTGGGTGGCGAGCCGTGAGTGCCTGGCTCCCGGTAAAGCCGTGCCGATCATGAGCCACTACTACGACCCGCGTCACTGCTATCCCGGTCCCGGCGACGGCGACGAGGTCGGCCAGTTGCGCGACCTGATCTACTACGAGGAGACGGACTACACCACGTTCATTGCCGCCAACCCGAAGTGGGCCGACCGCGCCGCGCTCAAGGGGCTAGAGGGCGAGGACGCCGTCGAGGTGACCTGGTATGAAGACACGCTGTACAGCATCGTCATTATCAACGGCCAGCGTCTGACACGCGGCGAGGAAGAGGAGCACGACTACGGCTTCTGCCCCTGGCTGCTGGTGCCCATCGGCGGCACGCCCATCTGGGACAAGGACCGGCGTCGCCATCACGGTGCTGGCGTCTTGCGTGCCTTGCGCTCCAGCCTGAAGGGCGAGGACCGCTTCTACAGCCAGATCGCGACCTCGGTCGCCCAGGACGCCAACCCGTCGCGCATGACGACCTACAACAGTAGCCTGGGTGGTGCGCCCAAAGAGGTCGACCTGCGCCCAGGCGCACAGAACAGCTTCGACACCTACAAGGGCGAAGGCTTCCAACCCTACACGCCCGCCATCAGAGGCGACCTGCTGGCCCCGATGCGTGACATGTACGACGAGGAGAACAGTCGGGCTGGCGTGGACAGCATGCTGCTCGGTGGCAACCGCGTGCCGCCCAACAGTGGCTTCCAGTTCACTGTCATGCGCTTCAACGCCGAGGACGTCGTCCAGCCCATCACCCGCGGCATCATCACCCACCGCCAGTGGCAGCACCGGTTGTGGTTGCAACTGGTGCTGGTGGGTGACCGTTTAAAACTGCTTGAGCCGAATGAGGTGGGTGAGGTGGGCGACGAACCCACCAGCGGCATCCGTTACCGTCGTCAGAACCGCGCCCCGGGTGCCACATCACCGTATGCCTACAGCCGTGGCAAGGCCGCCGCCAGCGTCTACAGCGTGCTCACACCCGAGAGCGTCAAGCTGCACGGCGTGCAGAGCGAGGTGCTGCTCAGCAACCTCACGCCGCAGGACATGGCCCAGATCGGGCAGGTGGCGACGCTGCTCATCGGCCAGAAGGTCATCAGCCGCCGCACTGCCTGGAACATGATGGCGGGCATGGTCGAAGACCCCGAGTTGGAGAACATGCGGATTATCTACGAAGCGTTCCTGTATGAGGATCCCGACGTGCTGAAGAATGTGCTGGGGCCGATGGCGGTGAACTACTTCGACCCCAACCTGGGTGCCTATCTGGAGAAGCGCACGGAAGACCAGTACGAGCGTGCCCAGGATGAGTTCCAGCAGCAGATGCAACTGATGCAGCAGATGCCGCAGGGGCTGCCGCCTGGACTGGAAGGACCGGGTGGGCCACCGCCACCACCAGGGCCAGGCGGGCCACCGCTTCCCGGCATGGGCCTGGACAGCACCGTCCTGCCGCCGAACATGCAAGCCGTCACCGGCATGCCAGGCGCGGGTGACGAGGCGGCGATCCAGGCGTTGCTGGCGTCATTAGCGCAGGGTGGAGGGTTGCCGCAATGAGGGATCCAGCAACGACCGCCAAGGTTCTCGACATGACGGTTGACGAGTACACGAACGGCGTCGAACCCGCGCCACTTAGTTCCCCCGTTGTTCCCCCCTCCCCGACCGTGCAGTGGGGCATGAACATCGCGGCCGTCTTGACCGGCATCGCCGCTGGCCTGCCCGAGGAACTGACACCGCAGTCGCGCTACCAACTGGCGTTGCAACTGACGCAGACGCTCTTGCAGACACAGGCGGCGACCGCGCTCGTGCCGCCAGGAGGACAGGCATGAGTTGGTTTGACCAACCGATCCCCAGTGCCGCGATACGCGGTGCCATGCGCGGGCGGCGTGCCGAACCCGGCGCGGCGAGCATGGACCAGGGTCTGGCAATTCAGGACTGGATCCAGTCATTACTGACCGCGATCAACAGCGGTGGTGGCATCTCGCTCAGCGGGTTGGGTGGCGGGCCTGGCGCTGGGTTGGGTGGTGGCATGGGCGTGCCAACGGGCACAGACCAGTCACCCATCGCTGGACCAGGGCCAGCGATGGCGCAGGCCGCGCCTGAGAGCCTGCTGGCCGGTCCACCCGCGCCGCCAGGGATGGCGGGCACACCCCCCGTCGGCCCACCCCCGGCTGGGATGCCGGGTGCAGCACCTGACAGCGTCGTGCCGTCCGCTGGTGGCGGCAACCCGTTAGAGGCGCTGAGGCAGGCAGCGGGCGGTCTGTTCGGTGGTGGCGGCAACGATCTGGGGCTGCGCGATGCGTTCGCCAGAGCCCCGGGCAGCTACGAGCGTGCGACCGCCTACAAGGGCAGCACGCCCGAGGAGCAACGCGCCTCTGGGCTGGGCAAGCCGCGCAACCCGCTCAACGACCCGGTGGGTGGTGGTGACTACTTCAAGCCGCTACCTGGCGGCACCTCGTCCTTGCTTGACCCCACCACCGGCACGGTGCCGGGTGCGCCGCTGGTGAAACCGTCGACCAGCCTGGTGCCTACCGGGATTACCAGCCCGACCAGGGTGGCGGGCGGTGGCCTGACCGGCGCGGGGCTGGGTGGCAGCAGTCTGGCCGACGCGCTCAGCGGGCGCATTGGGTCGGAGGGTATTTTGGCTGAGTACATGGCCGACCCCAAGTTCGCCGTGACCGACATCCTGGCTGATGCTGGCATGAACCCCGACCGCAACAAGTACAGCGGCTACGTGGCGGGCAAGTGGGGGCCGGTGCTGGGTGACTTCGCCACGCTGGCCTCGATGCTCGACCCGTCCTATATGCCTGGCGAGGACGGTGCACCTGGTGAGGGGGCGACGGGTAACGCCTGGGCGAACTTCGTGCAGCAGTGGGCGGGTGGTGGTGGCGACCCGATGAGCGTGCTGCGCTCGGCTGTCCAGGCGGCGCAGACCAATACGCCGCAGGGGCAGGCGTTGCAGGAGGTGCTGGGCGGCATGGAGCCGGGTCGTCTGTCAGCCATGATCTCCACGGCGCGTGGCGAAGCACCGATGGCGGCATCGGCACGGGCGCGGATGGCTGAGCGTGGTGCGCTCGCCGCACGGCGTGCGGCCCAGGACCGCGCCGCGCAGGGCAACATGGACCCCGACACCAAAGAGTGGTTGCAGTACATGCTCGGCGCGGTGAGGTGAGACATGCCAGCGTATGACATGGGCTACGGCAGCTATCGCGGGCAACAACCCGGTGCCTACGGCTATCGCCCCCAGGCGCGGTTCGCCAACCCGTTTGCCAACCAGAACTGGAACGACGAATATACTTTTGACTATTTCAACCAGAATCCTCAGGCGGTTATTGGACAATATCTTGGTGCTAACCAAGTGTCAGGTCCACAAGGTGTTGCCCCGGACATGCGAAGCTTCTTGGAGAATTATCTCCCAGACGCATACAAAAGCTATACAGGGTGGAATGCTTCTAACCCTGAAAAGAACTTCGCTCAATACTTAGACATGCAAGATATAGGGAACCAATACGAAATGACGAATCCAGGCGCTCGCAGTCTGAGAGCCGGGTATCGCACTAGATTCCTGAGGCGATGAAGACGTGCGGGCAGACGCCATCATGGACCCGTTTGCCGTTGTTGCAGTTGTAGCAGAGTACCTGAAAACCTTCGGGGAAGTTATGACGAACGAGCCAGGCGAAGAATGTGTTCCCGACCGCGCCACCGATGGACCGGCGATGTTCGGCACCATCGTTGTTGACGTGGTCGATGCACAGAAAGTGCAGCCCTTGTTCACGGCAGCAGGCGCAACGCAGGGTGCCGTTGGAGTAATGGGTCAAACAGGTCAGTCGCTGGTTACGGCTGAACGCCTTCTTCCGTTCGTTGGAGCATGC